GATAAAGACTTACAGCAAATTCCTGGGTTACAATATAATTATAGGACTAACATCCTTAAAGAAATTACTCCAGAAGAAGCATACAGATTTACTATGAAACAATTCCTTACAGGAGACCCAACAGATAACATAAAAGGTATTTATAAACTTGGTCCAAAGACTGCTGATAAGTTACTTGATCATGTTCCTGTTGAAGACTTATGGAAAAGAGTTATAGAAATATGGAAAGAAAAAAGCCCTAGAGATGAATGGGAAACAGCTTTTGTTAAGTGTGCTAATAATATTTACATCCGTAGAACAATAGAAGATCTACGACCTAAAACATTTACAGAATTAGAGGAAGATTTCTTATGGATACAGGACACTGGGTCTGGAGAGGAAACAGCTTTGACGTCTCAGAGTACTGTGGATTTGTCTACATCGTCAGATGTAATCATCCAGAAGAACGAAGACTTTACCTTGGAAGAAAGTTCTTCCACATAAACTTTGGTAAGAAAAGAAAACAAAAAGAAAGTCCTTGGAGAAAGTATCTTACTAGTTCTCTTAATGTTAAAGAAGCAATAAAGAAATATGGTAAAGAATATTTTTCTTTTGATATAGTAAATATATACAAGACAAGGGCTGGTGTAGTAAATGCTGAAGTAGAATTACAATGGTACGCTAATGTATTACATACTGAATATGAGCCTGATATGAGAGCTTATTGGAATGGTAATATAGGAGCTATTAAATTTATTTCTAAGGAGAAGGTTAATAATGACGAAAGAAATTATATCAGACAAGCATATGCAGAACACTTTGGCTTGGTCTCAAAAGAAACTAACCCAACTAAAAGCTAAACTTAGAAGAGCCTTTATCAGAGAGAAAAAGGAGAAACATGAGTAGATGGTATCATACTAACTGTCCTAAATGCGATTCATCAGATGCATTTAGCTACAAAGAGGGAGATGACTTTGGCTACTGTTTTAGTTGCTGTAAGTCTTCACCTATCAACCCAACTTACATTAAAGAGGAATACAATTACAATATGCACTCACTAACTGATATCCAAGATTACGACACAAGAGGTTTTCAAGAACGTGGTATTACTAAAACAGTATCTTCACACTATGGTGTAAAGGTTTCTTATGCAGAAGATGGAACCATTGCTTCTCATTTCTATCCATACACAAGAAAGGGTTCTGTTGTAGCCTACAAAGAAAGAAAGTTACCTAAACAATTTGTTATTCATGGTGACTTTAAAGGAACAGAATTGTTCGGTCAAAATATGGCTAATGGTTCTCGGACATTAATTATTACTGAAGGAGAACTAGATGCTATGGCTGTGTCACAAGCACAGTATAATAAGTATAACAAGTTCTTTCCTGTAGTAGCTATGCCTAGTGCTAGTGCGGTTAACACTATTCTAGAACAAAGAGAATGGATACGTTCTTTTGAATCTATTATTCTTATGTTAGATAATGATGAAGCAGGTCAATCTGCTACTCAAAAGATAGCTAAGATAATCGGCTTTGATAAGATTAAAGTAGCTCAACTACCAGAGAAAGATCCATGTGATGTGCTAGTAAAGCATGGTGCAGAGCAACTGATGAAGTGTTTGTTTGATGCTAAAGAGTTCTCACCTGTAGGGGTATTACGTGGAGAAGATATCTGGAATCACTTTACAGAGTTAAAGAATACTATCTCTTTGCCTTACCCTAAGTGTCTTAATGGTTTAAATACTAAGTTAAGAGGTATGCGATTAGGTGAAATAGCTTTGTTTACTTCTGGTACTGGTTCAGGTAAGTCAACTGTTATCAAAGAAATCGTATTAGAAATTCTAGATAAGACTCCTGATATGGTAGGCATGGTATCCCTTGAAGAATCTATTGGAGATACTGCTCAGAAGTTTATTGGTATGGTTCTTAATAAGAACTTATCTGAAGAGAATATAACTGAGGAAGAACAATATGAAGGCTTTAAGAAAGTCTTTGGTGATGAGCGATTAGTACTGCTAGACCACCAAGGTTCTGTATCAGATGAATCTTTAGTAGATAAGATAGAACATCTTGCGTTAATGGGTTGTAAGTATTTAATCCTTGACCACATTACTATTGCTGTATCTGAAGGTGCTAAAGGAAAAACAGGTAATGAAGCAGTTGATTCTATTATGAGTGATCTACTTAAGATTACTAAGAAGCATAACATCTGGTTAGGTATTATCTCTCACTTACGTAAAGGAGAAAGACCATTTGAAGAAGGTCACTTACCTTCTATTGATGATATTAAAGGTTCAGGTTCTATTAAACAAATCTCTTTTGATATTGTAGCCTTTGCTCGTAATATGATTGCTGACTCTGACACAGAAAGAAATACAATTAACCTCAGAGTATTAAAGTCTCGATTTACTGGTCATACAGGTGATTGTGGTTCTACCATATATAACACTGAGACTGGTAGATTAAATGAAGTAAATATTTTAGATTTTGATATTGCAGCGTAAAATTAAATTTCATGTTATAATTTTACTTTAACTTCGAAAGGTTAATAATGAATCCAGTCTCTTATTTATCAGAGAAGATAGGTAGAGTAATCCTAGACTCTGATAAGGCTTACAATAAGGGTGCTAAGATATTAAAGGCATACCCAGAATGGGAGCCACACTTAGAAAAGTTTATAGCAGAATCTTGGGATACTGTTTTAAATTATTGCTCTGCTCCTGCAAGAGTAACTAAGGGTGGTTCTCTAAAGTCATATGTTAAATTAACTAATGTATCAATACAAATAGGAGTTAATATTTGTAGACAGATAGATCAAGATGAAACAGATCCTGCCATTACATTAGGTATAGGAGACCTTATACTTGAATCTTTCCTACAAGATAATCTTATAGATATCTTTAGAGAGTATGATGGTCGTAAAGCTCCTTATGTTGTGTCTGTTATTAATCAACCATTAAATATACAACCAGTTCTTAAAGGCACTATCTTTGATAAGCCTAATCCTATTACAGGATTAATCTCAGGTGTTACCAGAGAACCCTATATTAAGGGGTGGAATAACAGAAAGATATTTAATGAATACCTAGATAAGCCATTCATACAAGCAATGGAAAATCTCAGACAACAACCATGGGAAATTAATAAGAGTGTTCTTGAAGCTCTTAAAAAGAATCGTCATGAGTTTGTTACTGATACTATTGATGTTGTTGATCGTAGTGGTGAGGTGTTTAAATATAATATTCACTGGGAAGATGATCAACTACCTACCAAGAAACAGTTCTGGCATACAGATGGTACTAAGTTCTTAAGAAAGAAAGACCCAAGAATACAAAGAGCTTTGTCTAAGCTATTTGAATTTGACCAAGTAATAAAGAAAGCAGATACCATTGCCGCTTATGGATTACCTTTCTATCAAGAAGTATCTTGTGATTACAGAGGTAGGATATACTATGCAGAATCTTTTATGGAATTCCAAGGTAGTGATCTTGCTCGTGGTCTTTATTTATTTAATACTAAAAAGGAATTGAATGATGATGGTCTTTATTGGCTTTATATTCATACAGCAACTTGTTTTAACCAGTCTTTTACTCTGGAAGAACTTAAAGGGCTTACTTGGACTACAACTGATTATATTTCTTATCTTAATGCTGAACAATTGGATACTATATCAGTCGATAAAATGTCTTTACCTGACAGAGCTAATTGGACAATTCACAATCTCGATTTAATTAGATTAGCTGGATTACAAAAACAGTTATTCCCTGATGCAGAAAAACCAGTATCTTATTTAGCTTGTTGTGTTGAAATAGCTGAATACCATTTGTCTTTAATTACTGGTCAACCCTTCTTATCAGGATTACCTATCCCTATTGATGGTAGCAATAATGGGTGGCAACACCTTGCTGCTATATCTAAGGATAAACAAGCTGGAGCATTAGTATCATTAACTCCTACTCCTATTCAAAAAGATTTCTACGTAGCAGTTGCTAAATCACTTATTGAGTTAATGCCTGACTGGTTTGAAACTCGTAATATGCCTATGAAACATATCCGCAAAGGTATTGCTAAAAGAGGTTCTATGACAAGAGCATACTCAGCAGGTAAAAAGAAAATACAATCTAATATGTATGATGATTGCCACGTAGAAGGATACACAAGTAAATATAGTATTACCGAAGATGATACTGATTTACTAGCAGGAAATTTAATTAAAGCAATCAACGCAGTCTGCGCTGGTCCACTTAAAACAACTAAGTATCTACAGAAGATAGCTGAACATGAGCTTAACTGTGGAGAACATGGGATGGAATGGGTTACTCCTTCTGGATTCCCAGTAAAATATAAGGTATATTTACAACATGAAAGACGTTATCAAGGCACTATCAAAGGTGTCAACAACAATAAATCAATCTCTCACATCGTTAAAGTTGATGTTAGGCATAGGGAAACCCATGAGAAAGTTCCGTGTAGAAGATCTTTTGCTAGTGGTATCAGTCCTAACCTCGTTCACAGCTATGATGCTTCTCATATGGCAAACGTCATTTGTTCTTTTAGTGATAACTTTGGGGCTGTTCACGATAGTTTCTCTACTCATGCTAATGATGTTAAGAGACTACAAGAAATTACCAAGAAACAATTCGTAATACAATATAATTATAGTAACTTCTTTGATATACTACAGGATAATCTAATGAAGCATAAAGAATCTTTTACTTATGCTCAACCTTCTTTAGGTGATTTAAATATCAATGATGTTTTTAACTCTGAATACTTCTTTTGTTAAGGAAA